CCGCCGTGAGCGAATTTGAAAGGCTTGGTGAATTTAAGTTTCATAAGATCACCTGCTGATGATCTTGCGGCCCTTGACGTCGATAATGGCAACGGTCGGGGTTGCGCTGGAATGGTCGCCGATCATGTCCATAGTCAGTTTCAGGTAAGGCATGCGACCGACGTAAAGAAATTCCTGATAAGCGGCGGTGGTGATGTCTTCATCGACGGTGTAAATAGTGCCTGATGCGCTGGGCGTTACGCCGATCATGTCGCTTGATACAACCGGGGTAAAAGTTCCGTTGCTGGTAGCACAATGCTTCAGGTTGAATTCCATGCCGAGTGAAGTAGTGTAAGAACCGGCAGAAACGTAAATGCCAAAAAGATTGGCCCGGTAATTGGCGGCATCGATGGCCGCCGAGGTCTGATCGGTGGTGTAAAGGCCAGGGCCGATAACCTTTTCGATGTCAAGCTGAGAAGCAAGATCGTTGCTCTGACTGTGAGCGGGGATTACAGCAAAAAGAACAAGAGCCAGAACGAGCAGAAGTGATTTGAATTTCATTTTATTGCCTCCAGGCGGGTGATAAGCCCCGGCCTAAGCCGGGGCGAGAGTCGGTTAGCTGGCTGCGAACTTCATAACCTTGATGGCGCGAGAGTCGCGCAGCATCAGGCCGTAGCGCTTGCTGAAGTTCAGGTAAATGTTCGGGTAGGCGGTGATGTTGTCGCGAACGACATACAGGCCCGGTCTTACCTGAATGGTGATGGCGCGTTTGAAGTCGCCAAAAGCGAGAGAAAGACTGTCGGCGGCGATGTCCGGCATTGCATCGGAAATGGTCATCGGATAGCCGAGCAGGGTCGGTTCTTCGCCAAGAGCAGATTTCGGCTGCAGAATGTAGTTTTCGTAGGCGTCTTTGAGCTTCATCAGTTCACCTTCGGTGAAACGGTTGAACAGCCAGCGGGCGTTTCTGCGGTAAATGCCTTTGAGGGCGGTGCGCATGTCTTTGAGGCGGTCGACCGGGTTGACGTGGTCAGTGGTGTCCAGGTCGAGGAACGCGCCAGATTTACCGGAAAGAATCTGCTGAATTTTGCCGAAATCGCGGGCAGAATCCTGCTCGGTGCTCATGGTGTATTTAAGGAAACCCTTAGTTGCGCCGTTTTCACCGAGACCGGTGATAAGTTCGGTTTCGAGGTCTTCGGCCATGACCATAGCGATGTTTTCGCGCACCCAGCCTTCCGGGTCGAAAATCAGGTCGTCTTTGGCTTCTTCAGAGATAAGCTGCTTAGCAACCTTTTTGCCGTTGACCGGAGAGACTTTGACGATGGTGCCGGTGTTGGTTTTGGTTACGGTTGCAAGCTCGGTGCTGTTAGCAACTGCGCCGCCGGTGATGGTTACAAGCTTGCTGTAATCGGCGTCGAAGTTCTTCACGGTGCAGATGTTCATCAGGGCAACGTCTGCCATCAGATAAGCGTCAACGATGCTGTCAAGCACAGAGGGAACGGCATAGCCGCCAGAGCTGTCTGGGCTGGTTGATACATCGTTGCGAAACTGTGCGAGCTTGGCTTCATCCCATTTCGACAGGGCGGCAGCGAAGTCTTTGATTTTGGCCTTCGGGTCTTCGTTGGCGCCGAAGCCGGGGCGCTTGCCCGATGCAATTTCTTTTTCGAGATTGGCGATGTTTTCAGATGCGGCCTGATAGGCGTTCTGAAGGTTGGCGAGCTTGCCTTCCAGTTCGGCGGTTGCTTTGCCGCTTTCAATGGCTTTGATGCGCTCGTCGTTGGTCTTTTTGTATTCGTGGAATACAGTGTTCAGTTCGTTGATAGCGTTGAGAATCTGTTCAGCACTCATGGTCGTTACTCCTGTTTAAAAGTTTTTTTCGCGGTTTCCAGAGCGGCCAACAGCTTCGCGCTGTCGATCTCTTCGTCAGCTTCCCGCTGGTTCAGAGCGCCAAAACCGTTAGAGGCAACCGCACGCGCCTCTGACCGGCTAAAGCCTGCGTTGCGCAGGATTTTTTCAAAATCTCTGATGGTGGTTGGTTTGGTGCCTTTGGCTGCAATGCGCAGGGTTTCGGGCACGTTTTTGAATACAGAGAGGTCGAACGCTGAAGCGACGCTCTGTTCTTCGCCGTCTGCTTTGTCTGCAAAGCCGATTTCAAGCGATGCGGCAGCGTCCATCCACGTTTCTGCATCCATGAGCGCCTGCATGTCTTCTTTGCTCTTCCCGGACTTGCGGGCGTAAATATCTGCAATGGTTCCGGCGATCTGGCGCAATACTCCGGCGGTATGCTCGAATTCAGCTGCATCGCCGATTGCAATAGTCCATGGGTTATGAATCATCAGGTAAGCGCCTTCGGATATAACCAGCTCATCGGCTGCACCGATAGCGATAACCGAAGCGATGGAAGCGGCAAGAGCCTCGACAACCACCGTGATTTTGCCGTCATGAGCCTTGAGCGCGTTCATAATGGCGATGCCGTCGAAAACGTCACCGCCCGGGCTGTTGACTCTGACGGTAATGTCGCCCTTCATCTGACTGATCTGCTCAACAGTTTTTTTGCCGTCGATTTCGTCCCAGTAGCTGCCAATGGCCCCGTAAAGCATCAGCTCGTTGCCCTGTGCTTTTACTTCGCTTTTCTGGCGTACCAGCGCTTTAAGCCTCAGTTTTTTGCTCATCGTTGTTCACCTTCCCCTCTGACTTGGGTCTGTAAAGCTCGTCACCGCCAGCCAGAGGCGGCAGGTTTTCAAGTTTTCGGATTTCGTTTACGGCCATGTAGCCGGGGTGTTGAGTTCCACCAAGGGCCGCTTTGTATGCTTCGTTGCGGCTCTTTGTGTCGCCCCTCAGGAATTGCTCAGTTAAAAATTCTGCGTAATAGCGTTTGCGCTCGACGGGGTTCAAAAGGTCTTTGCTGATGCGCTGCTGAATCCTGACAAGATCGGGGTTGATCGTGAACTTCACAAAACCTCTAACCTGTTCTTCAAGACCAGTGCCCCAGCTCGATGTTTTTTCAATCGCGCCGACCAGCCACGGCGGAACGCCGAATATTCCACATACTTCAGTGCGATTAAATCCCATCAGCTCAAGTAGCTGACTGTCTTCCGGACTCATGGTTATTGACTGATACTCCATGCCGCCGGTCAGAACTGCGAGCTTTCCAGAGTTCTTACCGCCGTGGGCTTCCTGCCAATTCTTCTTGAGCTGCTCCACCGCTTCAGGGGTTAGGGTTCCCGGCGCTTTCAGAACGCCTGCCGGTCTGGCTCCGTTTTTGAAAAACTTGGCAGTGTGATCTTGAGCGGCAACGCTCAGGCCGAGCATGTTAGCCATGTATTTAATCGGGCTTATGGCCGCACGACCGTCAAGACACATGCCTTTAATGCAAAAAATGTATTTCGGGTCGACTTTTTCGGCTCTGCCGTCGGCAAAGATCACATCGAAATCATGAGAGCCGTCAGAATTCCAGTTTTCGACAATGGAATCCGGGGCGATCGGTATCAGTTCGATTACTTTTGACCCGATCATGTTCTTATAGGCACAACCCATACCGCGCAGCGCTTTAGCCGCCGTCATGAACTGCCAGAATTCGAAAGCTGTCTGGAAATCGTTGGGCGAATTCCGCAGCATGCTGTATAAGTTGTGGTTTTTCGCACGAACCCTGACGTTATCGTCGCCGGCTTCCCGCTCATAAAGAACGCAGGGCAGTTGAGCGACGGTTTCGGAAATGATTTTGACGCACGAATAAACCGTTGAGTGTCTAATGGCGGTTTCAGGGGTGACAGATACGCCTGCCGCGCTTTCATGGATGCCGCCCAAAAGCTCAAGCATTTCGTCAATCGTTTTCGGTGACGAAATCGGCGTTGAGTTATTGAAGAATCGGCCAATCCAGCTGAATATTCCCATTATTAACCGCCTAAAAGTGAAAAAGCTGTGCGAAGGGTGACGGCTCCGCACAGCCTTTATCGTTGGCGGGGTAATTACTCCCGCCCATCTATTTTTATTAAATCACTTTTTCAGGAAATTTAAAGGCCTTGAGGCTTGTTGATAGTGATTTCTCTACGGGGTTCACTTGGGAATTTATGCCCGCAGTTGATGCAGGTGTGATACCGACGCTGAACGCCATTTTTAAGCACGTTGACACCGCATTCTGCCCGATTCCATTCGCCGCAAAGGGTGCATTTTGCTCCTGAGCCTGGCACAAATTCAGCCACCAGACGCAACCTTCTTACGATCAGCACAGCAGTTTCAGTTTTTAAGTAGTCCATTTATCACCTCAGATAACAATTACTTCGGGCTCTGGTTCTTTCGGGGTTGATTTCAGGCGGGTTGCCGCGTTCATGCTCATAATCAAGGCAACAACTCCGTCGATCTTGTTTTCGTTGCGGGTTTTGTTTGGGTAAATGTTCTCTTTCTTGTCGTAATGCGCCACTACGTTTGAAAACATCCAGCTCAAAATCGGGCAACCGTCATAATGAAATTCGCCGGAGTAGATCGCAGCTTCGAGCAGCTTCATCGGCTCGCTGAAATTCTGAACCGTTGCGCGGGTTTCGATCATCAAAAGACCTTCGGCGGTTAAGTTTGCCGCCAACTGAACAGCCTGCCAGGGGTCGTATGCGATGCCGTCAACTTGGAATTGTTTGCAAAAGTCTTTGACATCTTCTTCGATTGCGCTGAAGTCGATGCGCTCGCCGGGGTGAACGGTCAGGCGTTCTTCAAGTTCCCATGTTTGATAGTGCTGGTTTTCTGGTTTATCGACCGTTGCGCGGCAGCTGTAGTATCTGCCGAAAGTCCAATATTCTTTGTCATCGAAAAACAGAATATTCAGCGCGGCGATGTCAATTTTGCTGGCCAAGTCGAGAGCCAGAACGCAGCGTTTGCCGGTCATGCTTTCGGGAATCAGCGTAAGGTCTTTGCATTTTGCCAGCTTCAACATGTCCGTCCAGGCGGTGTCGACGGACAGCCACTGATTGAGGTGCTTACATCTGATGATGTTTTGTTTGCTAGGGTTTTGCTTCGCGGTTTCGAGCTGGTGAATTAAATATTCTTCGTTGACGCTGACGCCGTAGTTCGGGTTTGCTTTTTTCCAGTTCTTTAAGTCTGTCCAGTCGTCATCGGGGTCGATGCCGTAAAGAACAGCAAACACGCGGTCGTTTTGCACCGTTCCCGCTAATATCTTTACGCATTGATCAAAATAAGTGCCGCAAGGGCCGGGTCGGTTTGTCCCCGCCGTTGATATGGTGAACATCATCGGCTGCGTTCTTGCGCCCATACCTGTTTGAAGCGCGTCAAAAAGCTCGCTGGTTGCCGCCTCATGGTATTCGTCCATGATGCCAAGGTGCGGACTCGCGCCGTCGCGCGGCCGTCCGATAATCGGCAGGAATCTTGAGCCGGCAGCCGTGGTCATAGATTTAGCATTAACGGTAACGCCGAATTTTTTCTCAAACTTAGAGCCGGAAATAATCTGCTTGGCAGGTCGAAAAACCTCCCACGCTTGCGCCTCGCTGGTGGCGGCGCAATATATCTCGGCACCGGCTTCTTTGTCGGCCATGAACATATACCCGCCGATGCCAGCAGCCAGAAGGGTTTTCCCGTTTTTTCTTGGCACAAGAATAAACCCTTCCCGAAACCGGCGCATGCCGTCAGCGCGAGAAACCCAGCCGATCAGGGATGTCACTATGAAGCATTGCCACGGTTCAAGGATAAATCGATTGCCCGCCCACTGCCCTTTAACGTGCTTCATAAGCTCGATAAAAACGCAGGCGCGTTCGGCCTTGTCTTTGTCGAAGGCCCAGCGGTATGACTTGCTCTTGCTTTTTTCAAGATCGTCGAGGTGGCGTTGGCACGCTTGCCGCACGTAAAGGCAAGCATCAATTTTGCCGCTGAGAACATCGCGGCAGTATTGATTAGCCTTGTTGACGTGCGGGTAGCGTTCGGCCATTAGATAAAGTCATCCAGCGGGTCAGGTTCGTCTTCTTTTTCAGCGGTAACGCGAGAGCGAGAAGAAGGGGTTATTCCAAGTTCAGCCATCAGCCGCACCATTTCGGTTCTGGCTTTAGATAGCGCCTGAAACAGCGGCGAGATCATCGGGCAGCCGTTGGGCGCCTTAACAATAAAGCCCTTGCCTTTGCTTAGTTCTGATAGCTTGTAAAAGTCTGCAAAGGCGCCGCAGTATGCCGCAAGCAACGCAGCCTCTGGGGCTTTTATGACTTTTATTGCCGACAGCATCGGGAAAACACGACGCCATTCCTTTTGTCCGTGTTCGTCGAGAAAATCAGGCGGTGTTGACCCCAGGCATGGGTATTCGGGTTCTTTCTTGTTCAGGGCGCGTTTGCCGGGATTGCCGTTTAGTTGTTTGACCACCGTTGGTTTTGGCTTTCTACCGCGCATTTGTCAGCTCCGCTTTTTTGCCGGTAAAATCTTCCCAACGCTTGATGATCTTGCGTAAGGCGTTAAGTCGCTTGTCTTTAAAACCTCTATCTGCATTTGAACCCCCTTCTAAATTTCGCGGCCATAAAAAATCGA